CCAAATGAGCCTCTCGGGGGCCGGGGGCGTCCCATCGCCTCGCCATGTTTTCGCCACGATCTAGAGCCTCAAACAGCCCCCGCCCGTCCCCATCTGGCACATTTCGTGCATAAGGCACCTGAAGCTTCTTTTTGCTAACCAAATCAAACACTTACAGTACAAAAAGCGTATTTTTCCGTCTATATGTATAGAAGAGTGTCTTTTGATGCACTCACGAACCCGATTAGTGGCCACAGGGACCAAGATGTCCCGCACAAAATCATTGCCACATTTCCGAATCACCTAATGGTTTCCATTTATGTCCCTTGAGACCGCATCGTTTATCTCGCAGCTAAACTCTGCGAACCCGCCTGGCGGTGATCCAGTGGCAAACGCTGCGGATCACTTGAGGCTCATCAAGTCAGTTCTCCAGTCCCAGTTCCCGAACTTTGGGACCTCGCAGGTAACGCCCACCGCCCAGCAGTTGAGCAACAATCTTGTTCCTGTTGGCGGCATCCTAATGTGGTCCGGCAGCATCGACACGATCCCCTCAGGGTGGGGCCTCTGTAACGGTTCGACCTACGCCAAGCTGGACGGATCGGGGGATCTCACGGCTCCCGACCTGACCGACAAGTTCATCCTCGGTGCAGGCGGCGCGTACTCGCCGGGATCCACGGGTGGCTCCTTCACGGCCTCCAGCACCTTGGCTATCGGCAATACGTCCCTGACGATTGACCAGTTGCCAAACCTCCCGGTCACGATCAGCGACACTGGGCACTCTCACGGTGTCTCTGATCCGGGCCATAACCACGCGGATAACGTGGGTGGTCAGGTCGGCGTCAACTTCGGTTCAGGCACATACACCTGTGGGTGGTCTGCTGGTTCCCGTGATTCCGGCAACGGTACGGGCATCTCGATCAACTCGAATACGACCGGCATCACCGCGTCCATCAGTGGACCCGCTGGTAACGCTCACGGTCACTCCCTGACTGGCACCATTACAGCTATCCCTCCGTATTACGCCCTCGCCTTCATCATCAAGCTCTAAGCACAGGCATACTATGGGGGACTATAGGGGGTACTCTAAGTGTACATAAGGATACCTTAAGTTCCTTTAGTCCTTAAGTCCCTACTATAGTTATATTTATTGTGTTCCAAACTTAAGGATACTAAAGGAACTATAAGTGACTATTAGTCCTCTAAGGAAGCTTGGTCATTTTGGTGTTAATACCGATACTGACCCTTTCGACCTCCCTTTGGGGACCTTTACGTTCGCTGCCAATGCCCGCTTCGAGGACAATAGGATCTCTCGCGGTCCTGTGTGTGGCTTCGTGGGTTCCTTCAGCAATCAATCCAACAACCCTGAATATGTCATCGCGTACAGGCAATCCTCGGGTGCCGCGCGGATGCTCATTGCCAAGCAGGACGGGACCGTCAATGACTACACCCCCGGTGGCTCTGAGACCGACATATCGGCCTCCGGCTGGTCCCCCGCAGGGTTCTCACAGGCATACACAGGCACCGCCATCAATGATGTTGTGTACCTGAACAGGCCCGACCGTGTTCCTTGGTTCATGCTCAAGGGAGGCACCTCGTTTGCCCCGCTGACCAACTGGAACACGAATTGGCGCTGCCAGTCCCTCCGCTCGTTCAACGGCCAGCTTGTGGCCCTCAACGTGACTAAGGCTGGCGTCTCGTACCCGACGATGGTTGCGTGGTCTGACTTCACGGTCTGGCAGGCTGTCCCCGGCACCTGGACCGCAGGGACCACCAACTCGGCAGGCTCCAACGTCCTCAGCGACCTTGGGGATCCACTTGTCGACGGTCTGGCCCTCAGGAACACCTTCGTCCTGTATAGCAACAACGAAACGTGGAGCATGACGCCCACTGGCGGCTCCGACGTGTTCAGCTTCAACCGCCTGTTCAATGGCTGGGGCCTGCTGTCTCAGAACTGTGTCGCTGAGGTCAACAACGTCCATTACGTGTTCGGCTACGACAAGATCTGGCGACACGATGGGTTCACCCCTCAGGACATTTCGTCTGGCCGTGTGAAGAACTTCATCTACGAACAGATGGACAAAGCCAACGCCTGGCAGTTCTTCACGGTCCATATGCCCCGCCGCAGCGAGGTCATGTTCTGCTACAGGTCCATCGACCCGTACTGCGCCTTCAAGATCAACGACGCCAACAATTATCAGGGCTGCAACAAGGCCGCTGTGTACAACTATCGGGCTGATACGTGGTATTTCTACGATCTGCCGTATGTTACCAGCGCGGGCTTTATGACCCCTTCGGCTGCTACGACCTACACTGGTCTCGGCTCGATCACCTACACCACGATTGGTGGCTCCTACAGCACCTACGGCGACACCTCGAAGCTTGTGTTTTACTTCGTGTCGAACGCTGCGCCCTCCTATGGGATCACCGCAGGCGTCCGGTCCTTCGAGCTTCCAGGCACGGTCTACGTGACAGGCACGATTGGAACCAATTCGAGTCCTTCGGTGGCCCTGTACATCAGCCAGATGGCTCTGGACGAGCTTGGCGCGGACATTCGCGGCTACAAGGTCCTCAAGAGTATCTATCCCGAAGGACGCTTGGCACCCAATTCAGTGCCCATGCAGTTCTACTTCAGCGCCTCGGACTATCCGAACGTCCCTGCACCGCAGTACGACGACCCAATGACCTTCGACGGAGGATCATTGTACCAGTTGGACTACATGACGGCGGGTCGTTTCCTTGGTCTGAAGATCATACACAATGATGTCACCCAGTTTTCGCTTAGCGGACTGGATGTTGACTTCCAAGTTACAGGTCACAGATGACGACTACCTCCAAACCTGTGCGCCCTTACAAGCACATCAGGCAACCTACGGACGACAATTCGCTCCGACAGTGGCTTGAGACTGAACTGGCCAATATTCAGCGTACCCTGAACGACATTCTGACGACGCTGAAGGCTAACGGGCTAGCGTCCTGATGGACCCTATCCGCTCTGAGCGGGTGGTAATCCATTCAGAGCCGGATTTTGACGTTTCATACGATACGATAGACTTCGGGGAAGGCAAGGTAATGTACCTTGTCCACCTCGATGTCTATTATTTCGACAAATCGACCCTTAAACGACTGCATTGGGCGTTCGATAAGTACCGGCCCACGTTACCGCCCATTATTTTCGCGCAACCATCAGAAGACAGCCCTAAGTTCGAGCGTTTTGTGTCTCGATTCGGCTTCAAGTTACTGGGCGACTGTTGGTGTGATGACGGCTCTAACCGTCGAATATTCGTTCATTACAGGAAATTAGATGGGTGAGCAGAAGACTACGCAGGACTCCAGTTCGCAGCCTTGGATTTTCCAAGCTCCGTACTTGATGAACGCGTTCAACTACGCGCAAAACGACTACAATAACCAGATGGCGCAGGGTTCCTACAAAGGGAACTACATTGCGCCCACCAACGCCAACCAGTACAACGCCGCTAACAGCCAGTACAACACGGCTATGGGCGCTTCGACCGATAACAACCAGGCCATTGCGAACCAAGGGTACAACCTTATGGGCGCAGGCAATGGTGCGCTCAGTGAATCCCTCGGCGGCTACAGCAACTTCCTTGCGAACAACACTCCGACCAACCTGACGAACACCGCAAACCAGATTGCGAGCGGGTTCAACCTTCAGGGTCAGGTCGACAGCGCGATGCAGGTGGCTAACCGAAACGCCGCAGAGAACACGCTACCCAATCTGTATCGCTCGGCGGCTGGAAACGGCAACCTCAACAGCGACCGAACGGCCCTTGCTCAGGGTGTGGTCCAGCGGGGCCTTCAGGAGCAGGCGGGGAACCTCGCGGCTCAATTCGAGAACCAGAACCTCCAGACGGGTCTCCAGCAGGCTAACACGCTTAGCCAGCAGAACCTCGGCGCTCTATCGAACCTCGGCTATCTCGGCCAGGGGATCGGTCAGTCTGGTCTCAACGCCCTCAGCACCAACATCAACAACTCGGGGGCCATCGCCAATCAGGCACAGCAGGGCGCGAACGAAGTACAGGCCCTCGACCAGTCGAACCTCAACAACCAGATCCAGCAGTACCAGCAGAACCAGAACTTCCCGTGGCAGGCCCTCCAGAACTACATGAGCGTAGTCGGCGGCAACAACTGGGGTTCTCAGAGCCACGGTACACAGACGACCACGCCTAGTGGCCTGTCGATTGCTGGCGGTGTCCTTGGGGCGCTCGGCGGACTATTTGGATAAGGAAATCTAATGGCTGACGATACCGAAGAAGACGACAACGGCTCTTCGCAGGCTCAAGCCCCGCAGCAGCCGTTTAGTGTCGCTCAGGCGGTCTACAGCGGCCTTGTCCAGCGTGGCGTGAAGCCCGAAGTAGCTTATGGCGCTCTCGGTTCCCTTATGGGCGAGTCGGGCCGCTCTCTGAATACCGGCGCAATCAACCGTGGCGACGGCGCGGATGGATCCAATTCGCTTGGCTTTGGTCAGTGGAACGGTCCTCGCGCCCGTAACCTTCAGGCCACTGCGCAGGCGATGGGTCTCGGCTGGAACTCCGGTCAGGCTCAGGTCACCCACCTGTTCAATGAGTTGGACGGTAAGTACAAGGATGGCAACTACAGCCACGTCCTTGATGCGCTCAAGAACGCCAACTCTGTCTACGATGGCACCAACATCTGGACCCGTAATTACGAGGTCCCGGCGAACGCTGACCAACAGGTCCAGATCCGACTGGCCCATGCTCAGGCGCTCGCTCAGGGTGCTGCTCAAGGTACTCTGGATCTCTCCAAGATCGGCTCGTTCGATGGTGGCGACCAGAATATGCCTAACTACCGGAACTTCCAGGCTCAGGCCGGTCAGGGCGCTTTAAGCCCCACCGGCATGACGGGTGATCTTGGCGCGCTCTACAGGTTCGCTCAGGAACAGTCTCAGCCCACGCTCGGTCAGCGACTTGCCGCCGCTGGCGCTGCGCTGGCCTCGATCAGCAGCCCCTCACAGGCCTCGGTCATCAAGGGCATCGTTCCGCAGGGCCAGAGCAACAACAGCAAGCTGGACGCCATGATTAAGGCTCTTGCGCTCCGCAAGCAGCTTCAGTCGACTCAGCAGGGCAACGCTCTGTCATTTCAGGGTCTCACCAAGGACGGCACTCCGTACTACACGGATCCGAACACCGGCAAGGTTGTGGATAGCAACGGTCAGGTTATCGATGCGGCCTCGATGCAGAAGCACTCGGTCGCCCCGGATACCAACGACGGCACCACGGATAACCCGAAGCTGGTCGATCAGTACAACAAGGCCACTGCGGCCATGCAGGATGCTGCTCAGAACAAGGACGAGGTCCTCGGGCTGAACAAGGATCTTGTAACCAACCCGGAAATCGCCAAGAGCCTCAACGCCACCGCCTCGATGCGGACGTGGATGGACAACGCGCTGGGTCAGGCCAAGCCTGAAGATCTGTGGCAGAAGAAGTTCCAATCGGCTGTGAACAACTACGTCCTGCTCATGCAGCGTATCACCCCCGGTATGCGCTCGGATAAGGGCCGTCAGGTCGAACTGGACTCGATTGCTCCCAACGGCGCTATGAACGATCCGGCGGCGGCTCAGGAAGTCCTCAACCGCATGACCAATCGCCTGAACACGGCCTATGGCTCCAGCCTCTCGGCTGCTCAGGTGCTTAATGGCATCGCTCCGAAGACCTTCGGCAACATTACGGGTGCTGACGGCAGTCCCATGCCGCTCAACGACTATCACACGGCTCGCACGAAGAGTTGGAAGGAGACTCAGGACCAGATCGACAAGGCTCTGCCTGACTTCCTCGCGGCCCATGCGGCGCGTTCCGGCCAGACCAAGCCTGTGTCCCGTGTTGACCAGATCCTTAACTGGATAGGAAACCAGAACAACCAATGAGCATTTCGTCGGACGAACTAACTCAACTTCGGGCGAAAGCGTCCGACGATCAGATCCTTAATGGTCTCGCCGCTACTGACCCGAACGATGCAAACGACATCAAGGCGCTGAAGAGCAAAGGTCTCAACAGCACTCAGATCCTCAACGGCCTGTCCAAATATCAGGACAAGTTCGGCAGCAGCCAGCAACCTAACACTCCTCCCGCTCTCGGAATGATGGCTTCGGCACTCAACGGTGCCAAGCATATGGGTGAAGGCCTGGCTTATGGTGTCGGTAATTTGGCTGACATGGTGGGGGCTACCTCCAAGGCCACCGGCCTCGGTGATGGCTCTACGTCAGCCGCAGTTTCTCGGATTGCCCACGGCATCGCAGACCTCGACGGACCCTATAAGTCCGCCGCCAGCGAGCTTTCGCTCGACCCTCGGACGTGGACCAATATCCCCCGTGCGGCCATCGAGTCGGCCCCCTATGCGGCTGCGTTGGTCGGTGCGGCTGCTATGGCCCCCGAAGAGGCCGGTTTGGCTGCTGGCGTCGGCGCAGGGTCCCTTCTGCATCTAGGTCAGAACGCTGAGGCCCGCGCAAAGAACAATGGGCGCGACACGGTCTCCAATTCGGACCTCCTTGCGGCTGCTCCCGGCTCCATCGCTCAGGGTGCTTTCGACTATGCAGGCGCTCGCCTCTTGGGTGGCGAAGGGCTTCCCAAGGTCACTGGCGCTGGCCTCCCGGCCCTCAAGCAGACCGCAGCGAACGTCGCGCGCACCGCAGGCGTCAACGCGGCGGCTGGTGGCGCATCGAACCTTGCGGGTCAGATCGGAACCACCGCTGGAACCAATGCTGGACTGAGCGTCGATCCCAATGAGGTCGGACAGTCCGCTCTGGCCAGTGGTCTCGCGGCAGGCGCGCAGAAAGCGACCCTTTCGCTCCCTGAGATCCGGGTCAGCCAGAAGATGGCAGGCCTCGACAAGGACATTCGCGGCGAAGTGGCCCGCGACATGGACAGTACGCTGATCTCTGGCAATCCCAACGATCCCAAAGACACTGGCACGGTCCTTACCAACTCGGCTAACGTCTACTCCAAGCAGACCAACGACGCTCTGTCGGCTGCTAAAGCCCAACTCAAGGCTCTCCAGAAGAACAATCAGGGCACGAACGGTCTGGACGAACAGATCGACCTAGCCACGAACCTGATGACCAATCTGCGCTCCAAAGGCACCAAGCTGGACGATGCGCAGATCGAGGAAGCCAAGAAGACACTCGACCCCTCTCTCCTCACGCCTCTCCTCAAGCTCAACCTTGTGAAGCAGCTTCAGGACCAGGCTGGCGAGTTCTCCAAGCCCGGCGCACAGCTTAACAGCTTCGACGCCCTGCGCGCCCTCCATCAGGCCAAGCGGTCGATGTTTGAGGGTGGTATTGCGGGAGCCATCACGCACAACCCGCTGCTCGGCGCTGCGTGGGCCGCTGCTCCCTTCGTGCTTGCAGGCGTCAAGGGCGTGGGTAACGTCCTGAACCGCAACGCTCACACCGTTGGCGACTTTGTGTCCCGCTTCAGGGACGAGAATGGACCCCTCAACGGCACCATTCTGCCTCCCAATCCGGCTCCTCCGGTCCAGCCGCCTCCGCAGGGTGGCCCGCAGACTCCTGCCGGTCCTCCGGGGCTTCCCGCGCCTCAGGCTGCGCCTCAGATTGGCGCTCAGGCGGCTCCTACGGCCTTACCGAACTATTCCAATGTGATCCAAGCTGGTTCTCCTGCTCGGCCAACCGGGGAAAATCTACCGTATCAACTAATGGCCCTTAGGGCGGCGATGGCAGGGACCAACCCTTCAGCCGCACCTGAGGCTCCGGCACCTCAGCCCGCTCCTAGTCCTATTGAGGAAGCCGCTGCGCGCCATGCTGCCCACCTGAAGGCTATGTCTTCGGGTCTGGCCAAGCAGAAAGCTGCTGCGGACCTCGCTGCGGCCAAGGCTGAGTACGAGAAGCGCCAGGCTGTTGCTGCGGCTCCCGGTAAGGTCGTTGGTCAGATGAGTCCCGAAGCCCTCGCCAACGTAGGCAGGGGCGTTCCAGAAGGCTCTCAGGAGGCCGCTGGCGGCTCTCAGGCCGTTTCGGCTACGGTAGGTGCGCTAAAGGCTGCAAAGGCCTCCAAGGGCCTCCAGAAGCCCGCAGAAGCGCCCTCGAAGGACGAAGGGTACGCCAACGAGGTCTCCAGCAAGGATCACGTCAAGATCGACACTGAATATGGCACCAAGATCCGCCATGTCAGCCAGATCCGCAAGGGGACGAAGGAGGCCGGTACGCTCGGCCACGCCTTGTCCGCTGGTATCTCGGCCCACGGCGCAATCCGCCATGAGATCACTGAGAGCGCCAAGAAGGTCAATCTGTCGCCAAAGGGCCGCTCGCAGATCGTGAGCGCCATGAACCGGCTCCACGTCATCAATGAGCGCCCAAGCAACGGAACCCGCCAGACGGCGCGTGAAGGGCTTAGGGAGGCTATTAGTGGCTTCAGTGAGGCCGATCAGGCGAAGCTGATGAAGCACTTCGAGACGGCGAAGACCAAGGAAGGCAAGCAGTTCTTTGAGGACGGCTGGAAGTTCGGTAACGCCGAAGAGAAGGCTGTCCACGAAAAGAAGACCGCAGCCATCGCCAAGGCTCGCATCACGAAGTCTCAGAAGAAGGCTAAAGAATGAAGCGTGTTATCCACATTGGTGAGGGTAAACACGTCGAAATAGAGGAGGGGGCCATCAACGCGCCTCCTCCCCCGCCTCCACCGCCG